TATGTTGCCATATCGTCTGTATTGTTCCCTGTCCTGATATAAGACCATTTTCGTATTGTTTTTTAAATTCTTCTCCTAAATTAGTAACATCAACAGTATCTCTTGTTGTTGTAATTTCAAATTCAGTAATCTTTGCAAGCGGTCTAAATCTACTATTTCTGGTGCGTATCAATATGTTTTTTGTTGAAGATGGTGCAGTTAAGGCAAGTGCATCTGTGACTTCACCAGCTAATGCAGAGGCAAAAGTGTTATATAACCTAATTCCACCCATATCATCAATATGAATAAATTTACGAAGGTCAGGAAAACTGTGATTAGCTAATAACTCTAAATTGCTTCCATCAACAGTTTCAATCTCAACTTGATCTCCTGTGATTAACGATCCAAGAACATTGTCTACAGAAAATCTTTTCTTACTCGTATTGACATCAGCAGAATTTAATGATGATGGTATATCAGCATTTAAAGCGTCACGTTTTAACTCAATAAAACCTGTCGATCCAAAATAAATCGCCATTTACAAGACAAGGCCAGTAGGTGCTCCATTTACTTCAAAACTAATATCTGCTGCTGTGACTTCTCCCACTGCACTTGTAATACTAAAACTTGTTGGTATTGCTTGAAATTCAATAAATCTTCCAGCAGTAGATCCATCATTTATTTTTAACTTAAATGTCATAGCAGTACTTTCAGGTCTAGTTCCATCACCTGGACCACTAGCACTTTTCATAATATTACTTATTAATGTACTAAGCTGACCAGAACCGCCTCCAGCAGTTTCTTGATAATAATAAACACTTGCACTACCTGTATAACTCCTAGTGCCATGAATAATTGTTCTATCAGTATCTGCTAATGAAACAGTTTCTAGTACTGCTTGATTAAAACTAAAAGACCACGATCTAACTTTAGCAACTTGCGTATTATCTATAAATAATTGTCCTTCTTTACCAGAATAAAAACCAGCCATCGTTTTAATTTAATTTTAAATACATTCTAATCCCCATCGAGGCAAGCGACAAATTTACATTGCACATTTGATCTGCCAGGTCTGACACTTGTAACAGTAGGAGGACCATCAAATCTATATCTTAACAAAGTATTTCCAGATGTATCTCTTTCTCCAAATTTTCTTCTTAAAGATAAATTATTTATACCAGCTAAAGCACTTGTACTTGGAAAGTGTATAAAATCATAATCAGAATTTACTTCATCATATAAATTTAAAATTTCATCGGCTTGAGAATCTGTAATATTTGTAAATCCTAAATTTAATTTTGCATCTACCTTTTTATTACCATATCTAAGTACAGTTTTTGCACCATTTTGTGCAACAAATTCTACCTGTGGATAATTTCCAGGAGTATAACTTCTAGATGTAGGTTTTATATTTGGAAAATCTACTATGTTTGACATTATACGGTTTTAAAATCATTAACGGAGTCATAATTTATTGTAGCAAGAGTTCCATCAGATAAAAGTGGTGCATGACTTGCTGATACTTCTATTAATCCTTCATCTGTATATGTAATAGATTCAGTTTTATATAATCTATTAGATTCTGTTGTTTGTTTTACTGTAAATACAGATCCATATAAATTAGCATTTGTAGTTCTACCATCTACCACATTTAAAACAGCTTCTCCAACTTCTTGCGTTCCAGGCTTCCAATGATAAATATTTACATCACTAAGACTATTATTACCAACACTCTGTACAACTCCATCAAGAGATATAGCACCATTTTCAAATCTACTGGTATGAGTAGCTTCTGAAATAAATCTTACATAATCACCAGGTTTTAAACCTAGTGCAGCTTGTGGTGTAGTTTCAAACTTTATACCATGATCTACTTTTTCTCTAATTTTTAAAGCGTGTTGTAAAAAGTCTATAGCATGATTTTCATTTGTACAAAAATCAGACATATCAAAGACTTCTATAGGAAATTTTTCTATAATTATATCTTCGTCATCTTTTTCTATAGTTATAGTTTTTGATAATGTTTCAGAAAATCCATTTGGTATTTCTTTTCTGTAATAAACAGTACCTATAAAATTTTGACGTTCTTCAGGAGATAAAAAACTAACCTTTAGATTTCGTGTATTGCCATCTGTAAATAAAGCTCTAACAGTCGGTTTTAATTTTTTGTTAATTTCAAAACTATTAGGATCAAATGGAACAGAAGGGAAAAGTGAAAACTTACCACCAAGGATCGTAAAATCTAATAAATTAAATATTGCATTTTGATATATAAACTCTCTTATATTTTGCTTATCGGTAATAACTCCATCCCAGTAAAATCCATTAGCTTCACAAAATTTAGCTGCGGTTGTCATTCTTTCTTTATCAACAGATGGAACACCAACAAGATCAGCTAATCCAAATTTTTTATTTGTTAATAACGCATAAACTATTTCAGGGAATAAATTAGTCGGACCAGTTGTATTATCTATTAATCTTTCTACTTTTATACCTTGCTTAATATATGCAGAAAATTGTGAAAAATTATTCCATTCTTTAGAACTGCTAAGACGTAATGCAACATTAGCAATTCCAGCTTGGTCAAATTTGTATTGAGGTGCTTTAAGTGTACTACTTTGTTCATTTACATATACTATTTCATGTTCTGGACCGTCTTGATGACTACTACGTTCTGCATCGTATTGGTAGTAATCTGTTATTGCATCAAAAGGATTTAAGTTTTTCCCTTCAGGCCAAGGCTCTGATACAAACTCACTGAAATCAGTGACAATATCAATATTATTTAATCCTGGAAAATCACCTGTAGCTGGAATACTTATAGTGTCAGTGTCTTTATAACCACTACCTCTTTGATTTATTTCCCATCTAGCACCAGCATAATCACTTGAATTTAGTTTTAAATATACTTTTAAATTAACAGTTAAACCTGACCCATTACCGCTTGTTGATGTTGAAATATTTGTATGAACAACTGGTTCTACATCTTCTTCTTTCATTTCATATTTTATCATTCCGTAGTATTTACCTTTTTTTATAGATTGCCTTCTTCTATTTTGTTCAATAATGAAAGGTCCGACACCATACCTAAATCCATCATCACGATCTATATATGGCTGTTTATAAGGATCGCCTACGGCAATATCTTTAGTTCTTAATGGGTTATTTATTGTTCTATTTCTATTGCTAATAAACTCTTGCCAATAAGGGCGATTTTTTTGATTTCCCCAAAACCAAGTACTGCATCCAGTATCTGTGTCATATCTTATTAGTGCATTTGATTTACTACGCATTATGTCATTACTTGATGGTGTTCTTCTATCTACCTCTATCCATCTTGTAGACCTTGGTATAAAACCATCAGTATTTGTAAGTAATTTATTAATTTTTCCTCCATCTGTAGCAGTTGGTAAATCACCTAAAAACCATTCTGTATTTGAAGCATCACCACTTCTTAATTTTTCTTCTGAACCTTTAAAAAATACATCAAATTTTTGTTCATTAGGTTTTGCATCATAACTAAGTAATTCACCAGAAGCACTTAAAATTCTAATAGGATTATTTCTATCAATAAATTCTTCTTTTACTAAATTACCAGGAAAAGGTATAAATCTAAATTCAAATTCCTTTCGAGGAGTGTTGTAATGATTAATTCTTATAAAATTATATTGTGGTTGAGGTGAATTACCTCTTACACCAAAAGGAACTCCTTCATCTATATAATTCCAATCTGTTTCATCAATACCTGCTTCTCTTGCCTGTAACCTAAAAAAACTATACCTAGTAAGATATTTGCTCATTCCACCAAGAGATATATTTCCATCATCATCGTTGTATCTTTTTACAACTCCATCAGTTGTATCAGCGTCTACTGTATTCGTACCAACTGCTCCAGGATGACTATTTACATTAGGAAAACTTGTTACCTGTTTAAAAACTTTTGATTTTAAACCTATTTCTGTTACATCACAAGCTTTGCTGTTACTAACAGTTCCTATAGCACATTTTTGTATAGTTAATAACTCATACCCTTTATGAGCAGCTTTTAACCCTGCTGTACCGCCTCGCACATCAATTTTGCCTGGCTCATCAACTCTAAAAACACAATCTTGATAATGTTTTGATGTCCATATAGGTCTACTTTTACTTACACAAACAGCTAAAGCTGATCCTATTAAATAAGATTCACCTACTTGAATTGCATCATCTGACTCTTCTCTTGAAGCATCAACAGAAGATTTAACATCTTCCACACCCCACGG